GTTGAGGAAGCATTTAAAAAGTTTTCTTACGCATTTTTAGAATTACCATTCTTTTTCCAACCTATTGTTAAAGGTAAAGTTGAGTCGACTAAGAAATTATTCTTTGGTAAACCACCAGATACCTCAGCAGAAGCAAAGAAGAGAAAAGACACAAGTACAGTACACTATCTTAATACTGAGGTAGATACGCGTCCTACAAAGAATGATGCTTATGATTCAGCGAAGTTGGATGGTTACTTGGGTGATGAAGCAGCAAAGTGGAGACCTCCCGTAAATTACATAGAGCATTTTGGTACAATTAAACCCGCTATGATGCCAGGGGGTCGTGTTATTGGTAAAGCGTGGTTAGGATCTACAATTGGAGCGTTAGATAAAGGTGGTGAAAATTTCAGAACCATTGATAATATGTCTAAGGTTAATGAAAGAAACGAACTTACTGGTAAAACAGCTAGTGGATTATACGCATTCTTTCTACCAGCTCACAAAAATCAAGAGATATGTACGGATAGATATGGTAAGTGTTGGGAAGAAACACCTCCAGAAGGAACGCTTGATAATTTTGGTATTGAAATAACTTTCGGTTCTATACAATATCTAAAGACTATGGCTATAGAGGCTAAAAAATCAGGGGATAGTGTATTGAACGCTCATTACAGAGCAGAGCCAATGACTAGAGAGCAAGCGTATAGAGATAAGTCTGATGACTGCATGTTCAACATAAATAAGCTATACGAACAATTAGATTATAATAATGAAAAAGACGAAGAACAATTATACACTGTTGGGAACTTTGCTTGGAGAGATGGTATAAGAGATACTGAGGTTGTATTCACTCCTAATAGAAGTGGTAGATTTAAATTAGCATGGTTGCCATCTATGGTTGATGGCACCGAAGGACTTAGGAATAATACAGTATCAAGAGGAAATAAATTTTATCCACAAAATGATTTTGGTTTCTTAGCATCCGATCCATTCTCTGTAAGGTCTGCCTCTGGTGGTCGGGGGTCATCTGGTGCTATACATGGTTTTTGCAGTAGAGCCGTAGGAAACCTCGAAAAAGGTGATTGTTTTTTACAGTATCTTTGTAGAGCGAAGACTGAGGATATTTTCTTTGAAGATGTTGTTATGTCATTACATTTCTTTGGCATAAAAATATTAGCGGAATTAAATAGAGTAGATTTGTTACGTTACATTAGAAATAGGGGTTATAGACCCTTTTCTGAAGAACGATTAGACAAACACAAGCACAAATTAACTCCACATGAAAAAGAATATGGAGGGCAGCAAATGTCAGGAGAATCTATTTTAAATGATCACATGAGTGCTATTAATTCTTATGTGGATTATTACATAGGAGTTGCTAGTGAGAATAATCCGGTTAGGCCTGCGGGGCAAATGGGAAAATTCCCGTTTAATGAAACGATTGAAGATTGGAAGATATTTGACCCTAAAGATAGAACAAAGCATGATGCTTCTATTTCGTCAGGATTAGGAATCATGGCTATAAATAAAGATAAGTATAAACCGAAGAAAAAACAGACGGTAGATTTTAACATAAAAGATATATTTCCAACGACTAGAGTATGAATAATAACGATTTAAAGTCAGGGTACGAAAAAGCAAAGCAAATTGAGAACGAATGGTTTCTCGGCTCAGGTCAAAGATTCACTCTTAAGTCTGAGAAATATCATATATTAAGAAGATACGCTAGAGGAGAGCATAGTGTAGAGAGTTCTAAAACTCTTATAACAAAAGGTGCTGATGAAGTTCATACTAATTATGACTTTTCACCTATACAAATCTTACCTAAATTTAAAGATAAATTAGTGAATGATATGATGCCTCAGCTTTATAATCTAGAGGCAAATGCTGTTGACCAATACTCTACAGACCTTAAGAATAAGGAAAGAGATAGATTGAGAAGACGCATGGTGTCTAAAAATCTAGATGAAGATATGATGGCTATATTCGGTGTCGATGTAGCAGGTTCACAAGGAGAGGATAGACCTGACTCTGAGGAAGAAATCGATTTAAGAATGAATTTAAACTTTAAGCCTAACGCGGAGATAGCGATAGAAGAAGCTTTGAAGTATACGTTCCAATTAAATGACCATGAAGAAATATTATTCGAGTTACTAAATGATGCTGTTGATATTGGTAGGATAGCGACAAGAGAATATATCCATCCTTCAAATGGAATAATTATTAAGAGAATAGATCCTGCTGAAATGGTATGGTCTTACTCTCGAAAAAGAAATCATTCCGACTGTTGGTATTACGGGCTTAGAGAAAGAGTTACTATTGGTGATCTTAAGACTATGACTAATAGTGTATTGGATATGGCTAATAGTAGCCTACCAGAAGAAAAACTTCTGTCTGACGAAAATTTCAGTAAATCTCTCAGAGGAAATATAAACGAAATATACAGAACACATAACTCAGAAGAAAATTTAGAACCAGGGTCTATGGATTCTACTGAAAAGCTAGACATACTGTATTATAATTACAAGACTGTTGTTAAAACTTTTTATAAAAAGAAAACATATAAGTCTGGTAGAACTAAGATAACAAATTTCAAAGGAGAGTATAATGGTGAGCCCACAAAAGGATTTGAGGTTTTTTCGGATAAGAAAGAAGTATGGTATGAAGGATATTTAATTTTAGGAACAAATTATATTTTCGGACATAAATTAGTAGATAATTTATCTTATAAGAAGACTTCTGGGATAAATAGAGTATATCCTCCTATTAGAATGTACGCAACATCATTGTACCAAGGCGATGCTAAAGGTATGATTGAAAGATGTGTTACTCTTATAGATAAGATGCAGACTACTGAAATTAAACTTCAACAATTAATAGCAGCTACAAGGCCATCAGGTATTAGGATTGATATTAGTAAGATAAATAATATCAAGACAGCAGGTGCAGCTATGGACTACAAGACTGTAATGAAGATATATGATGAAACAGGTAATGAAATATATGCTTCTGGTGATGGTGAAGAAAACGAATATAGTCAAGGTAATATTCATGAATTAAGGAACGGGGTCGCTACTGGTATTATGGATCTTGTTGCTATTCAAAACAATTACTTGACTCAATTAAGAGACGCTATTGGATTACCTCAAGGAGCAGATGCTAGTATGCCTCATCCGGATACAGCAGTAAAAGTTCAAGAGATAGTAACAAGGAATTCGAATATAACAGTAAGTCACGTATTAGACTCAGTATTGAAATTAACTAGGTATACTGCTGATAGTGTATTTGTAAGGATAAAGGATTTATTTAAATACTATCCTCATCTAAAAGATAGTTATGTAAAAGCTATAGGTCAAATAAATATTGAGTTAGTTGAAACGCTTGATAATTTAGATAAGCATGATATAGGGATATTTGTATCTTTAAAACCTAATGCACGTTCATTAACGCAGTTGGAACAAAATATTCAAGTAGCTGTTACCAATCAAAGTATTACTATGGATGATGCTCAGGAAGTAAGGGATGTTGGTCAAGGGAACACGAAGTTAGCGAATCAATTGCTTAGAGTACGAAGAGAAAAACGTGAGAAAACATTGAATCAAAGAGAGCAGGAAAAAATACAACTACAAGGCGAACAACAAGCTAATGTTGCTAGAGTACAAGGAGAAACAGAAGAAGCGAAGATGCAAGGTAAAATGGTGTCTGAACAAACTGTTATTCAGTCTCAGGCAGAAGCGGATATAGCCGTAGCAAGAGAAAAAGGTGCACAAGACAGAGAAACATTAAAATTAGAGTATCAATTAAAATTTGGTATTGAAACATCTAAGAGTAAAGATTCTAATAATAAACTAAATTTCGCTGAGTCTCAGAAAATGGAGAGAAGAGATAAAGATAGTGCAGATAAATTAGCATTAGCTGACAAAAAGCCACCTAAAAACTAATAGAATATTATTATTAACTTTGTAAAAATTAAAATTCAATATAATGCCAAAATCAAAGTATGGTCTCATAGAAGACATAGAAAAGTTTAATGACACAAACGGAGAAGAAGGAGTTCAGGAAATAGTTGTAAAAGACGAAGTTGTAAAAGACGAAGTTGTAAAAGATGAAGTTGTAAAGGATGAAGTTGTAAAGGACGAAGTTGTAAAGGAATTCAAAATCGAAGAGAATGCTGATTATATTGCTTTACAAACAGAGTTATCTGAATTAAAAGGTAAAACTATTCCAGAAATCAATCCTCACTTAAAAGAGATTGATGAATGGGCTAAAAGAACAAACCGTCCCGTAGAAGACTGGATAAAGTTTCAGAGTGATCCATCCAAATTGTCAGATGAAGATATTGTTAGGAAAACCCAACGATTGAAAAATCCGACATTAGGTGATGATGAACTCGATTTTTTATATAAAAAGAAGTTTGTATCTGACGAAGATGAAGACACTGAAAGTGATGTAATGAGTAAAAAAATTGCATTTAAACAAGAGGTGGCTTCGGGAAAAGAACTGTTAGAGAGTAATAGACTGAAATTTGATACTAAGTTAGATATGAATCTAAGCGAGGATCAAAAGAAGGATATTGCATTCGCACAGAAAGTTCGAGAAGACAGAACGAGCCAATCAACAGCGAGTGAGACAGATTTAAAAAATCTTCAAACCGTAACAAATTCAACAGATAAGATTCCGTTGAAATTAAACGATAAGAAGACTATTGATTTCAATATCACTCCAGAGAGTAAAAAAGACCAGGTTAATTACATTGGTGAAATGAAGAGATGGCAGAACGAAGATGGTTCTGTTAATTCGCAAAACTTACTAGAAGATTCTTATAAGTTGAAACATTTCGATGAAATCATTGATGTAGTATATAAACAAGGTCAAAATGACCAGATTGAAAATTCAGCAAAAGAAAATGCTAATATAACAGATCCTGACTTAATAAGTCAAGAGAAGAATGAAAATAAGTATGGTCTTGTAGCTGGTCGAGGTCGAGACAAAAGATATCAAGTTTAAAAAAAAATTAAAATGGCTATTACACAAAATCATAGCGAAATAAACACTGTAAAGAAGCCTTTAGCAACTGATTACGTAAGTGGTTGGGATGTTTCAAAGGAATTTATGCCTGCTTACCATAAGAAGCTGGCCAATATCTATGGACAACAGTCTGTAGTGGGTTTCGCAGAAATCCAAAAAGCTGAATCAGGGTTCGGTGCCGATTCTTTTTCTATCTTAGAAGAAGGAAGATTGTATCAATCTTATTCAAACGTAATCAATGCCGGTGGTATTGCTGATGTATTTACCGGAGTTACTGCTCATACAATTCGTGTAGGGGAATTAATTCGTGTGACTGCAGTAGGGAAAATTCCACAAGTAGGTCTTGTAACAGCAGTAACTGCTGATACACTTACGGCTGTATGTTATAACGCTGCTGCATGGGATGTGCATGCAACTGATAACAACTTATATGTATTTGGTTCTGAATTTAAGAAAGGATCTGATGCAGGTATGTCTGAACAATTAAAAGAGCAATTCAAGAGCTATACTTACACTCCTACAATTCAGAGAGATAGTAATAAAGTATCTGGTTCTGAATTAGCAGATATTGGTTGGGTAAATACTCCTCAAGGACTTGTATGGTTCTGGTACGGAGAAGAAAAAGCAAAACTTAGGTTTACAGATAGAACTGATTTAGTTGGTATGTTAGCAATTCCTGCTGCTGTTAGTTCTGGTGCTGAAGCTGTAACTGGTATCCATGGTACTCAAGGTATGTTTAACGCTATTGAGACAAGAGGTATTGTATCTGCAGAACCTGTAGATTCTAAACTTACTCACAGATCATTAATCAAATTATTTGATGCTGAGGGTAAGATTAAAGATAACTTAGAGTATGTAGATAGAGCAACATCTGATTCTATTGATGACTTTATTGCTACTGAGAATGGTCATTTCTCAACTGGGTTTAACTGGGGTATGTTTGATGACAAAGATGAAGCAATCAAAATGGGATTCTCTGGATTCCAATTAGGATCTTATAGCTTTGCGAAATCTGATTTAAGATTATTCAATGACAAGGACCTTTTAGGAGGAGAACTTGGAACTGGTAAAGTTACTTCATTGATTATCCCTCAAGGATCAAATACAGTGTATGATGACACTGGAGCTATTGCTGCTGAACATTACTTGGAATTAAAATACCGAGTTGCAGGTAACGAAAATAGAAAGTACAAAACTTGGGCACATGGTGGTGCAGGTGGACAGTCTACAAATGCTGCTGATAGTATGACAATCGAAAGATTGACAGAACGTCTTGTTGCATTGACTGGAGCAAATAACTTCTGCTTGTCTAAAAACGCATAGTAGTAAGTAAATATAAGGGGTAGGATATTCTTACCCCTTTTTTTTAAAATAAACCAATTAAATTAAATAAAATGAAAGTATTCGAAGGACTCACTCCTGAGTCAAAAACACTGCATTACATATTAAAGACTGGAACTAGAGGTGATATGATCGCTTTTAACCAGAATACAAAAAAAAGAGAAGCAATTAGATACTCTTCAAATCAACCATCTATTTTTATAAGCGAACAAGTAGGTAACTGTATACTTCCATCTATTGTTATGGAGGAAGGTTATTTGAAAGTAAGTGATGACGAAGGTGTATTACTAAAATTCTTAAGAACATCCCCTCAATTCAATAAGGATTATAGGGAAGTTGATCCTGAAAGAGATGCGTCAGAGGCTCTTGCTATAGAGGAGAAATTGTTAGCTGTTAAAGCTGCGATATTCAGCAAAGGTAAAGAGAAAAACGGTGATGTATACTTATCTTCATTACTTATGATGAATTCAAGTAGAGCGTTCACTCCTCATCAAATAGATGAAATGGGTTCTGCTCAGGTAAGACAGGCACTCTATAATTTAGCAGAGAATAATCCAGACCAATTTTGGGACGATAAAAAGAAAAAAGTAAGCTGTTTTGACGATAGCAACTTTGTAAGAAATGATATTGTTATTAGATCTATATCTGCTGGCCTTATAGAAGTAACTCCTACGGGAAGAGAAGTCTCTTGGAAGACAGGCGAAGAGTTATTGAGTATACCGATAGGAAAAGAGTATAGACAGTATTTAGCTGACTTCTTCCTTTCTAAAGAAGGAGAACAAGTTATGAATACTTTAGCTCAAGGTTTAGAGAAAAGTTAGTAATAATAAACCATAATAATAAAAAGTCACCGTAATAGGTGGCTTTTTTTGTTTTATAAGAAAAGTTGTTGTACATTAGCATAATATCTGAATGAACTTTAGAGTATATGATTTGTTTAAGTTAAATAAATATAGAATTATGGAATTAAAATTGCAAGGGCTTTTAGAGTGTTATCCACGATTCGTTTAGGCTAATTGAGTAAAAAAATAGAATTTTAAAAAGTGGATATGGACAGAATTTTTATTGAAACACCATATTTTCAAAAAACAATACATTGGTTGGGTTTGCCTTACATAGTAGAAAGTAGTTATCGTGGTAGGTTTTATACTGTATTTGACAAATATGAACAAAACATTGATTTTGAAACAGAAGGCAAAATATTACACAAGTTTTTTAAAATGGTTTTTAACGCCCCGCAGGGCAATTAGCCTAACGTTTAGTATATGACACGTTGCCTTTTTCGGCAATGGGTTATATACATTGTTACCTATCTGTAATTTTTAAAAACCGCCTGCGTGAGGTACGAGGGCAAATAAAACATAAAGAGAATGAATGTAGTAAGTTATTTTGATGGAATGAGTTGTGGGCAAATTGCCTTAGATGAATTAAATATAAGAGTGGATGATTATTTTGCTTTTGAAATAGATAAAAAGGCAATTAAAGTAACACAAGAAAATTACCCAAATACTAAACAAATGGGAAGTGTTACCGATATTGATTTAAGTGCTTTACCTAAAATAGATTTATTAATTGGAGGAAGTCCTTGTCAAGGATTTAGTATTGCAGGAAAGAAGTTGAATTTTAATGACGAGAGAAGTAAATTATTTTTTGAATTTGTAAAAGCGAAAGAAATTTTAAAACCTAAATACTTCTTTTTGGAAAATGTAAAAATGAAAGACGAAATCGCTGACGCTATTGACGAGATAATGGGAGTAAAAAGGCAATTTGTGAATAGCAGGTGCTTTACTGGGCATATAAGGAAAAGATATTATTGGACTAATTTGCCATTTACGGAATTGCCAAAAACAGACATAAAACTAAAAGACATTGTTGCTTTTGAAGTGCCTTTTGATAAAGATATGAGTTTCTTTTTAGATAGAACACCATACGCACCAACCGAAAGCTACGATGGAATAAAGACAATAAACCCCAAAGACAATAACGGAAAACAAACGTGGCAAAGAGGGAGAGTTTATGATGTGAATGGAAATATGCCGACAATATGTGCAAGTTTATTTGACTTAAATATAACTAAAGACCAT